GATAGAAAACCCACCCCCTTTATATAACACCCCCTTTAAACTTGAATAAAAAATAAAACAAAAAAGCACAACAAAGTTACAGATTTGTTTTGTAACGATTGCTATGCTATACTATCATACTATATACACTACTACTATACTACTACTATACTATTCCTTTTTATCTCCTCCGTCTATTTCTTCTTTCTTGTCAGTTAAGAACTTATACAAATGACTAACAACCACTGCTAAGTACACAGTTCCAATGAGTGTTATTAGTTCATCACTAATCATTCCTTTAAAGACTGTCATACCTGATACATACACAGACAACACTATTAACTCTACTGCTATTCTTTTTCTAACATTAGGCTTTAAAGTACCTGTGTCTATAAACTCTAGTGCTAAACTAAGTAACTGCATAAATACAACTAATCCAATCGCTCTCAATGTTTCAATCATTATCTTTTTTCTCCTTTATTATTAGTTTTCTATCTCATAAGTTTGTAGTGTACCAGTATAACAGTATCCACCATATAACCATTTGCTGCTAGGAACTGAATCAAAAAATGTAGATTGCCAACGCTTAGGAACGTATGAACTATAATTATCATCTCTGACTTTGTACAAGCTCATGTAGTTCCCTTTAGCTTTACATTGTAAGTAGTCTATTCCGTTCGGTTTAGGGTTGTATATGATAGTATTATTCCAATTCACATTATCAGGTATTTGTTTAATGTCCTGATAGTATTTGATTGTAGGGTTGACAATTTGTGCAAAGTTCTCGACTTCTGCTTTACATTCAAATTCTTGTGTAACTGGATTAAAACCTCTTGTTTCAAACCCTTTATGTATATTGACTTTGAATGCTGAACAAAAAGCATAATCTTCGCTATAATAAAAACCAAAGTTTGCTGACACTTCACGCATTCCTTGTTTTCCCTCATAGAAAGTCCAATCATAATATTCTTGCTCATGTAATCTAAAATCAGTCCCTAATGGTTCTGAACCCTCAAACAACATGATATTTTTCACTTTCCAAGAACTACCTTTTTTAGCTCTCCAACGCAAGGAGCGTTCACCTTGATTAGGTAAAGTTGATTTAGTAGTGAACACGAAAACACACTTATGCCAAAAAGTATCTTCGCTATTTATTCTTCTATTCCAACTAACAAAACCCTCGGTGCTATTTTCCGCCTGTTGGTATAGTTCTCCATTAACATAAACAGGTTTAGTTAAGTCAATGATAGTTTTTGAAGCTGTTCCCATGTAAGTTTCCATATCTCCTTTGATATAGGAAGTTGTACGCTTCATGTCCCATTGCCAAGTATATGTGGTATTAGGCTTTAAAATATTCAATTGATTAAATTTGTTATAATCTTCTCTATCTTTAGTATCAGGACAATTAAAACCATAATATCCACTTTCATAAGTACCATAATCAAAAATATCTCCGCTACCGCCAAAATCTGTCCAACATGGCGCGTTTGCCCCTGATTTTGTGAAGTAGTCTTTAGTCCACAAATCCCTACCCTGATTAAAAGGGTCAACAAATACCCAACCACCCTTAAGCAAGTTTTTATACCCTCCACGTTTCATTGTAGGGACTTGCATAGTTTCTTTGAACATTTCCCAATAATCTGCTTTATGAATGTTAAACTCGATTTCCCTACGTCCTAAGCCTATAAGGTCTAACGGGTTGTTTATATGTACCGTTTTACCGTTTATTGTACTATCCATTGTGTAGTCCTCTCATTCCGTAACCGTCAATTATAAAATCTTGACCGCTGTATTCTAATTGTGTTGTTCCGTCTGTCCAACCTGTAATATTATTATTAATTTCGCACCTCATTAACGCCCCTGCTTGAACCATTGTAATTTGTTTAGCTTGAGGACTTACACGCATACCTGTTTTAGTTATAGCCCATTTTTGAACCTTTTTTGAACCTTTTAGCATGTAAACATTACTCAAAACTTTAACTCTATATATTTTCATGTCTACGTCTATATAACCCTCTGCGTATATCTCTCCGCTTTTAGAACTTTGTAAAGGATCAGCATAAAACATTACACAAAAGTCCATTTCTTCATCATAATACAGTCCCATATAAACAGCTTTATTACTAAAGAAATCAATGTATTGCTTTTTGCTCAATGCTACTTGTATACTACTCTTACTAAAATTAATAAGCTCAATAGGGTTGTGTATCAACAACTCCTCAAAATTTAACCATGAAATCATTTATAAACCCTTTCTATTGTGCATAAACCAGTCATAAAATCAACCGAACGAACCCCACATTCCCCATAAGTTAAGTTGCTTACGTTCGCCTTTTGTCCCCACCAAAATAGCTTGGTATTGTATGCAGTTGCGTACATTTGAGGGTTAAACTTAACTTCGTTATACTTGATAACTGGGAACAGTTCTTCCACTCCTAGCGTTATCGGTCTAGCGTTTGCAGGAAAATCAACGTAATTCTTATCTGTCATGATAACATTACCTTTCAATTCTCCATTTTTTGGTATAATACCCCAAGCTCTAGCGAATGCTGTGGCGCTTCCTGGTATCGTGAACTCTCCACTTTTGCTCCACGTTCCGTTGGTTTGTTGTTGAAATAACCATGCTTTTTTAGTGTTATAGTTAGCAAAAAGGATTTGCGTTGGTACTGGTCTAGTTATTGAATTTTCGTATTCTCTAAACCAATCTTCTGTACTTCGCTCTGTTCTTAATACACCAGTAGCCCAAATACTTGTTGCACTAGAAACCCCTTTGAGTTTTTTAGTGTCCGTTTCATTTAGTTTTGGTTTATAAGGTGCTAAAACAACACCAGTAGGAAAAGACACACTTCCAGTCCATTCATTCATAGAACTATAATTTGTTTTTTCACTAACCCTACAATTCTCAATGTTATAACTTGCACGCATTTCATTCGCGTAGCTATCAAAGTTCCAATCAGACCAAAAAGAACCCATGTTGTAACCTGTGTTGACCATTGCCGAACGAAGTAACTCGTCCACTCTATAACGTTTGTCAGCTTGTTGGTAATAATAACCCTCTATGATGTTACTTGCCATTTCTCCGAAAGTACAATCAATTGCAGTATTTGCGTCAGTAACGTATAACGGTTCTTGGTTATCTGCCCATGCCTTTGTATCGCTGTCAAAAGTTTGACGTTTATCTGTGAACTGTTCAGGATAAATGACGCTACCAGTCAAATCAAATATGCCCTTATTTCCGTTCAAAACATGAAATTTGAGCGTTCTACCTGCTTCGGTGTCATAAGTGTCTGAATCAATTCCAATCAATACACGTTGATTAAGGGGGCGACTATAGCACCAAACGGCTTCTTGTTTGCAAATTCCCCTTTCTTCTAAGTAAAAAAGCTCTTTATTAGTTTTAGAACCTGTCCAAGTATAAACTTTATAATCGGTACTTTGTGGTGGTGTACCCTCATAAATCCCAGTAAACGGCGGCGTTCCGTCATCTGTGTTAGTTTTTTGATAGCTATAAAATTCATCTCTATCCTCAACAAACGGAGTAACCTCTCCACCTTGTTCAATTTTAGGCAAATACACTTCAAATTGTACAAAATCGCTTGTCTGTGCAACTTCAAAGGCTATACCAAACTTTTCAACCGTTTCTGTACTAGGTAGCGTGTAAATTTCTTTTACGTCTAAGTATTGATTAGGTTGAACTTTGTATGTACTTACAAGCTCATTTTTGGTACCGTATATCAATTTTAACCGTACCTCTAGTACATTTATACCTGGATTGTATAAAGTGCCTGACAAGCCGTATTTTTGCCCTTTTGTTAGGTTAGGTGTTACAAAGTTAGGATATAAACTAGGACGCTGTTTTTTTTCATAATCTGTACAAAAAGCAATACCACTTATTTTATTCTCTCCTTGTGGTTTAGTGATGACAGAACCATAACTAAAAGGTCTATTCCAGTCGTCAGGACATTTTTTTCTTTGCCAACGCTTGCTTGTTTCTGAACCTGTCGTTCCGTCTAACAAATAGATGTGTTGTGGCAAAAATTGAATTGTTTCGATACTCTTCAAAGAACAACGTTGTACAATGTTCCAATTAGGTTTTTTGATTGTGAAATCTCTACCTGTGTTAGGATTCCAGCAATACGCTTTAAAAATAGTCATTCTATTGCTAAGCCCTCCACTAAGTCTACTAGTTCTTTCTCTGTGCTTACTTCGTCAACTTTTTGCTGTTTAAGTTTCACGTTTGCGTCAACATAAACGCCCTCAATCTCCATTAGTTTCAACAATGCCGAACGGTCTGGCAGTTTATTGACTTCTGTAACTGTTCGCCCTGTTTCTGTCTTCCGTCCGTTTGCGTTGTTTTTGTATTGAATGACTGTTTTTGTTTCTTTTCCTCCAAAAGCTAGGGTTTTTAATGCCTCTAGCATTTTTTTATTTTCTTCTTCTGTCATAGCCATTAGATGAAATAGTCCTCACTTTCTTCACTTTCTAAGAACCACCACATCAAGTTGATTAAAGCGTCAGCCAAATCAATCTTATCTGTATAGCCCTTTTTGATAATACGCATTAGCCCAAAATCGTTTATTTTCGTTTCTGCGTTCATTAAATGAACCGCTAGTAGTTTACTATCAAAATGTATTTTACCCTCCTCCATGAGCTTCTGTGTGGCTTCTAGGGTATTAGATAGCTTAAAGCTGTTCTGCATTACTTTGTTATAAAATTCAATATCATAGGTTTGTTCAAATTTATCAATGAAATTTTTGGCATAGTTAGGGTCATAATTCAACGCAATAGGAGCACAGCCGTTCATTGCACTTGTAAAAGCGTCCCACGCCTCTTCAGACATGTTATTTATGCCCTCGTGTGTTATTGTTTCCCCTAAGTGTTTAAATTTATCGTCTGCACCCTCTGGCATGATAGGGATAGCTTTAAAATAATAGTGTCCGTTTTCTCTGTAACCTATCACAGTACCCCAAACATCGCCACGAACTGAAAAGTCTGAACCAATAGCAACTAAACGACCCTCAAAGTCTAATGGCGGTACTAGACACTTATCTACAATTTGTTTTGTAAAGATTGTAGTGCTGTCAGTCATTGACAGGTTAAAACGTTTAGTGATAATTTTAGCCATTTTAACAGGGTTACCGATTGCCCCTATGAAGTCCTTTTGAATGTCCTCAAGTGTTAAGGTGTAGCCTAAAGCTGGGTTTGCCTTGATGTACTTTGAACTGTCTTTTACTTCGTCATAATCGTCTAAGGCATAATAGAATACCCAATGACTGAAATCATCATCTTTTACCCATTCTTTCCAACTTTCAAGCTCGTCATCATAAGCACCGCCACGAATGACGTTATTTGTGGTAGATATAAAAAGCGTCCCCTTGTTTTTTCTTAACCCCTGTCTAATAGTAATAAGAGGGTTCTTTTTAAACGCACCAAACTCATCTATTATCACAAGTTGTTCACGTCCACCGTCCAGTGTATCCTCGTTACTAGCATAGATAGAAATCTCTGTACCTTTGCTTTTTAGAATTGAGTTATCTTTTACGATGATTTGCTCTTTGTTCAGCTTAAACTGGTTTTTAAATTTATTAATGATAGTACCTTGACAATTTCCCATAGCTCTAAAATGCTTCATCAAGATTTTTTCTGCTTGGTCTTTTTTGGTAGCCATTAAAGCAATGACACTATTAGGTTTAGGAAACAAAAAGAGTTCAATTAAGGCTATCATGACATCAAGAATAGATTTTGCGTTTGAACGTCCTACAATTACGACAAACTCGTCAATCTGATAAGGCGTGCAATACATCAAAGTAAGTACCGCCTTATGGTATGGTATGATTTTAAAGCGTTCGTTATTAGGCAAAGTCATAAACTCTTCAATGAAGTTAAAAATTTTCTCCGCCTTTTTGTAGTCTATTTCATGCTCGATTTTAACCACTTTTTTCTTTAGCAGCTTAATCATTTCGCCATTATCTTTCTCTTGTCCTATCCACTCTTGAATTAAACTCATTTTTTATATCTCCTTATATTAAGCCCTCCGCTATAATTCTAGCATAGTCTATCAAATCTCCGCTTCGTTCCATTCCTTGGTGGCATTTATGGCAAAGAACTTCGGTAGGTACATTTATTACCTCTTTGTCAAAGTCGTTTACCTCTAACATGTCGTTTTGCCATTGTAGTGGTATAACGTGATGACAAATTAAGTGTTCTGTACTCCAACACTTCTCGCAATGTCCTACCCTGTTCTTTTCTTCACGTGCCTTTTTTATCCACTTGGGGTTATTGTATAGCTTACTTTTAGTATAAATCAACGCTTATTTAGTTTTACCCCATTTCTTTCTAGTTTGTTATAAATTTCGTTCGCAATTCTACGACCGTCTGCACTAGATTGTACGTAAATTTTGATGTCTTGTTGTGAGTTGTCTTGTGTTCCAATGCTTGGTGTTGCGGTTGTTCCTTTTGTTGCTCGTGCATAAGGTTGGACCGCGTTGACAGCTCTGCTGATTGCTTCCCTACCACCTGCAAAGAATTGTAAGTCCAATGGTAGTTGTCCATTTCTTGAACCTAGAATTTTTTTACCTAGTGAAGTAGGTTCTTTAATTCCTAGAGGGTCAATATTACTTCTTAACCAACCCCAATGAAAGTCACTAAAAGCGTCGCCCCATGTACTGTTCTTTCTGAAACCTAATGCTTTACCAAGTAAACCAGTATTACCTCCGATATTACGTGAAGCACTCAACAAGTTTTGAACAGCACTATAAGCGTTGTTAGCCCAATTATAAACATCTCTGATTTGACTAACAATTGAACCAACTTTATCTAAGAAACTACCAATAGAGGTAAAATTGATTTTATTGAAAAATTTTTCTACTGCTTTTTTGGCGTCATTAACTGCGTCTTTCATTTCATCTTGTGACACTTTACCGTCTTTGTTCTTGTCAATGATTTTAGTAACAGCTCCAACCGCTTGACCTGCCATTTTCCCTAACTGACTACCGACAATGCTAGACATCTCCGTGGCGTTATTACCCAATGAAGCCATGTCTATACCTGCGTCTCCTAGACCTTTACGGAAACCGTCCAAAGCGCTTGTATTGAAACCATTAGAAATCATTTCTCTGATTTGTCCCCAAGTGCTAGGACCGCTTGACGCCAATTGCTCCCCTTTTTGTTGGAACAATTCAATGGCTCTGTTCATCACTTCGGTACTGAAAACTCCGTCTTCCATTTTTTCTTTGAAGTTTTCCATGGTAACAGCACCGTTACTTGTTGCGTTCATGGCGTTAAGTAACGTACTTGTGAAGCTTTCGCCGAAAACGTTGGTAAAATCTTGCACACTCAATTGACCGTCTTTAAGCATACGTTTTACGCCACCAGTAGAAACTTCAATGCCTTTTAGCGCTGTTTGAGCTTTTGCCATTTTACTTGCCCAATTATCGCCAAAGGTATTTGCCAACAAGTTAGCCTCTACTTTACCTTTTTTTAAAGCGTCTGGCAACTGTTCGGCTGTCGTTCCTACATTTTGCATTTCGTTTGCTGCCTGAATAAGCATATCGCGGAACTGTGCACCAAGTGCCGATTGCATCATTTGGTTGAAATCTTGAGCGTGTAACGTTCCAGAACCTAACGCTTGAGCTAAACCATAAGTAAATTGCTTTTGAGTGTCCGTTGATAGACCTAAGCTATCCCCTACGGCATTAATGGCATTAACAGTCTTATAGGCTTCATCTCCGCTTACTTTCATGTAACTAGAAATAGTAGCCCCTAATTCATTCAAGTCATTCTTTTGTGACTTTAAGAGTGAGTTACCTTTGTCAATATGGCCATTAAATTGTTCGTAACCTTTAGCTCCGTCTGAAAGAGTTGTGCTAAGTGTTTTCTGTGCCTGAATTTGACGGTCGTATGTATTCATTAAGGTGTTTGCGAAACCACTAGTCAAGTCAACAGCCTTTGAAATTCCACCACTTACAAGCCCAATAGCTGATGAAATACCACTTATAACATTACCAACTTTTGAGAACGTTCCAAGTAGCGAACCACCTGCTGACTTCATCTTGTCAACTGCACTAGATAGACCGTTACTCTGAACGCTTTGCGAACCTACTTTGGCTAGTTCTGTGCTTAATCTTGTCGCTTGTGTTTGTGCTTTAACTAGTTGACTTTCTAATGCCTGTACTTGTTTTTGTGTAGCACCTGACATCTTTGCGTTTGCAAGTGCCTTTGTTAAATTGTCTACGTTCTGTTTAGCAAGGTTTAAAGCTCTTTGTGTTTCTTTAATACCCTTGTCTTTCATGGTAACAGACCCAGTTATTTGAGCGTTCTTGTTAGTTTCTTTAGCAAGACGACCGATATTATTAATTTCTCTTTGAGCTTCCCTAGCACTACTTAAAACGCCTTTAGTGTCTAGCTCTGCCTGAATGACATATTTTTCTTTAGCCATTGTTTGTTATACTCCTTAATTTACGCTTAATAGTTTTAGTTTTATCGTCCATTTCGTGAGTGGATTTAACTAGCGTTTGCCCATAACGTTGGTGCAAGTTACGGTCATGAAGCAAGACATTGAGCATTCTCCAACTTTCTTCTTTGTCTTTAAAACCGTTAATAATACCAATATTTCCGCTTTTTAGTGAACCGTATGAACGTGTTACTTGCTTATTAATTTTCTCAGTATCAAACTTAACAGGGTAACGTGAAAAGTCGCCACCTAATGAACTTTTATAACTGCGTTTGACTGTGTTCTGATTAGAATTAAAGCTATCAACCATTTCTAACCAAACTTTCTTAAGTTGTTTCTCTGTGAACTTTTCTAGTCCTTTGATTTGCTTGGTGGTTGCCATAATTTTACCTCCACATGTTCCGCTTTGTTTAATTCTTCTGCGGTTGTTTTCTTCTTCTCTTTAGGTGTCAACGCTGAAATTAGTTTTAGTGTCCATCCCAAAGGTCTATGGCTATATACTTCATAGGGAACTCTGAAAGCCGTCATAGCACTAACAATTGCAAGTGTTGTTATTCTTGCGGTTTCCCCTATTTCTTCGTTGTTAGTGCTATTGCTTTTTTTGTTTCGTCTACCAATTGTTCCATAAGTTCGGCAACCGTAACAGGTAAAAGTCCACCAATTAAAGCCCCTAGAATTTCATCAAGTGTGTACTGTGGCGAACAAGCCCAAAAGAACAATGCCAAACTGTGATAATCTCGTTCGTTTAAATCTCCAAAATAAATTCCGTTATCTTCCATACGTTCTAATGCTTTAAAATCAAATTTAAAATCTTCTTTCTTCATCTGTGTATCTCCTTATAAATTAAAATAAAAGAGTGGGAACTATTATTTCCAAGCCCTCCACTCTTAAAATTACGCTTTGATGTCAGTAGCAGCGAGCGGTTTAAGGTCTGTAAACAACTTTTTGAAAGCAAGTGCCGGTCCGCTTGTTCCAGTTGCTAGGTCTTTGTCAGACACTTTGAACTTAACGAACAAGCGTTTTTGACCACTAAGTGTAAAATCTCCAGTCGTCACGGTTGCCGTGTGTTCGTACTCTTTACCGGTTGGACTTTCTTCGTCCGCTTCTGCCGTGTCACTAGGTGTCGTAGCCTGAACACTTGGATAGAATGTTGCTTTGTAACCCGTTCCGTCATCGTCACGGTAACGTTCAGCATAAGCAAAACCATAAGGTTTGTAATTTGCTACGTCGTCAGTTAAGAACCCTGAAACACTTCCAAACCCTAACGCGTGAGTTGCAAAGGCGTCAGGCAAGTCATACGACTTAACTGTAATTTGTGTAGTTTTAGCTCCTGCGATTGTACGATAAGGAGCGTTAAACCCTGCATAAAAGTTTGTGTTTTCTTGGTTGTTCTCTGTTTCAATTCCACGCAAGCCTGCAATTGGAATTCCTGCGGTTTGCCCTTTAGGGTCTGTGAACACTACCCCATACCCTAAACCGTGGGTTAATTCATTTTTTGATGTATATGCCATTTATTTTTATCCTCCTACTACTTCCAAACTTTAATAGCACCGTCTTTGAGAAAACCACCGCAAACGGTAATAGTACCATATACTTGTACTTTATTATGACGAACGTCTTTAGTCACATTAAATTCTGGTACCAAGTCCCCTGCTAGAATGCCCTTGTAAGGGTTAATAAGCACCTTGTCAAAAGTGTTATCCCTTCCGTCATTATAGTGCTTAAAGCTCAAAGTTTCAATTTTAGTTACTCCGTCAACTACTGGTGTGAAATCATTTTCTTTTACGAAAAGAATATCATCGCCTGACTGTGAAAACTTATTTGCACTTGCTTTCTGTTTGACAGCCCCAATAATTGAACTTGTAGCGATTGAGCTATGAACTCCTCCCCAAATTAAGTGGGTTTCGATTGTTTGATATAAAGTATCTCGAACGGTTTGCAATGCACTTTGTACACCGTCAGCGGTCAAGTTACCTGAATCTGATAGATTGATACCAAAACCAAAACCACGAGGTGTCAAGATTTTATAACTTGTTTCAGTTACATCTAACACGCTACCAGTTTGCCCTTGCTCTTTAGCTTCAGGAAAACCAGTTAAATCAACAGACTGCAATAAATCTGCCCCAACTTTAGGAATACGTGACAAGAGAGGGAACAAGTCCCCAAGTCCCTCTGTACTAGTCACATTCTTAATTTGTTGGGCATAACGGTCTGTAATATTAAAATCAGCCATTATTTACCCCTTTCTTATTTAGACACCTAAACTACCCTTTTTTTTAGGTATGCTGAACGGTTTTTACCACGGATAGAACCACCCACAAGAGTTTCAGAAAGCCATTGTTCCACGTTATAACGTAGGTCAAAGTCGTTATAGTTTTCCATGTTCAAATCTCCGATAAGTACGTACTCATCGTGATTGTATACCGCTACTTCGTTCTTAGGCATCCAAACACGTGTTTCAAGATTAACCGCCCCAAACGATTGAGCGATTTGTTCTTTTGTTGCCAACTCATTGAAACGTGCATGACCGTCTGAACCTTTGAGCTTACGCAACTCTGCAAAAGTTTGTGGACTCATAACAATTGTGATTGCGTCAGAAATTGAGGCTTCAGCAACTGCATCAGTAATACCCTCAAACAAGTCTGTGTACTCAATTTGTTTTGTCCAACCGTCTGTGGCATTTTTCAAACCATAGAAACCGTTAGAACCGTCAGCAGAACCAAGAATCATGTTGTATTCCACTTTTTGAATAACACGGTTTACCATTTCAGACATTACATATTCAGACAACGCACCTGAATCATTTACACCACGCACAGTTGCTTTATCCATTTGCAAGTATGCTTCAGCCATTTGTGGACGTAGTGAGCGTTTAGACGCTGTTTGAGCTTTGTTCTTATCTGTACCTGCTTTGAAAGTACCTTGTAAGAAAGTATCATCTACACCGTCCTCTGCAAGTGTCAAACCTTGGAAACGTGCTTTCATAGCACCGTCATAAATACCTGACTTACGAGCATATTTAGATGTGATAGACCCCAGAGAGTTGACAACGTTCAAAGCTGAAGCATTAGCAAATTCACGCAAGAAACCTTGTTCAGGCATTTCGGCCATTTTTGAACCAAGTTCACGCATAAATTTACGTTCTACGTCTTGAGGTTTTTCGCTAGGAATTGAAGCCTCACGTTCTTTTTTGAGTTCTTCGCGCTCTTTGTTAAGCTCCGTAACTTTAGCTTCAAGTTCTCGAACTTTTACACCTGCTTCGATTGCTTGTTTCATGATTTCTTGTGTTTCGTTTGCACCCATTTGTTTTTGTTCTCCTTTTTCTTCTTCTCTTACTTTTGTCACTTTAGCACCTTTATTACTTGGTAATGGAGTAAGTGACACCTCCGTGATTGTAACATCTTTATAATAGCCTACTCCGTCAATTTCACGAGCTTTTACACCGTTAGCGTTAAAACCAACTGACAAGCCTGTTTCTTCGATTTTTTCAGCTGTGTACTGTTCTTCGTCAACGTAACCTGTCAAGATTACATTGTCCCCCTCAAGATGTACGAACCCTGAGCCTATTTTTTCTCTATGACGGTTTAAGATATCTACTCCGTCGCCTGCGTTGGCAATAGACTCAATAACAGTACCGTGGGAATCAATTGTCCCCAACGGGTTCGCTATCCCTCTTACTGCTTTTACTTTCAATATTTCCCCCTTTTGCTGTTGTTGATATATATGCCACAAAATTTTCTTGGTTGAAAATAATGTTCTTATCGTGTTGTTTTAACAATGGTAACACTTTTTGAATTGCGAACGCGATAATAGTAACTTCATTACTTTGTCCATAAAGCAGCTCTCTAGGCATTCCATACTCACTCAAAGCAATTTCAATTGCAAGGTTTGCGTCATTTTGCAGTGACCCGCTGTAATCTGGTTGAATCTGTTTGATATCATCATCAGAGCCAATAACAGATACACCATTGAATTCTCTGGCAAGTTGTTGTTGTTGCGTTAGACGTTCTCTTATTCTGTCCCAAACTTCTTTCAAACCGCTAGAAACTTTAGTTTTCCAATAGATTTTGATTTGAGCTTGAGAATCAAGACGTCTACCAATTCCATTACTAGCCATTCCAAACATCACGCCAAACCGTTGAGGGTTAGCACCATAGAATGGGTTTAATAACATTTCATAGTCGTTTGTTCTAATAGTGACTTCCCTGCGGTTCGGTTCTCTTACTACGATGTTAAACTGGTCTGCGTTTACTCTTTGAGCATAATACTTAAAACCACCATACCAAACACGGTATACTTCTTTTCCTTGTAAAGCCCAATAGAATAGGTCTTCAAGTTTAGACGCTTCAGAATAATCAACATTATCAAAATAGGAAACTAAGCCCAATAACTTACCTAGTAACAAATCTGTTGTAGGGTCTTGGACTGTGAAAGTTGAAAAGCTCACATCTTCAGCCTGCGTGAGAGATTAAATAAGCTCATTCACTCCCCCTATTTTACTTCTCCTGAAACCATGTCAATCTTGCGACCGAACTCTTTTTCAATTTCTGCAATAAACATTGTATCAACTGGCAAATTAAGTTTAGCCCATTTGTTTTGATAGTTTTCCAACATGCGAATTGTACGAATGTGGCGAACACTTACACCGTCAGAAACATACCAATGTTTTTCTTTTCCGCTATTGTCTAGTCCTTTAATAAGGTACATTTTTATCATTCCTCCTGTTTGATTATTTTGGTTTGAAGTTCCATTAACTGGTTTATTAAATAAGTCAAGTTCTGCCTGTCTGCGTCGTACTAAACCTTGTAAGACTTGACCGCCTGCATTACGATACTTCGGTATCATTGAAACACAATAAGCGTGTGAGAACTCTGCCCAACCGTCAGAAACGAAAACATTACCACAGTTATAAGCCAATGACACTAAGGCGTCAAACTCATTTTGATTTGCCTTTCCTTTTACATAAGCGTCAACAATAGGTGCATACTTATTATTGATGTCAATCTCTAGCTGACTATCTGCTTGAGCTTGTGTCCATGTTGTGCCTGCTGTCACTCCATAATGACCCCAACCGATAGTGTACATTTTTTCCCACGGTACTGGTTTATAAGCAGTCAATCGGCAACCCTCGAACTCTTTAATCAAGTTCAAACCGTTTTGAGATATTTTGATATTATCACCTCCACTTTTTGATTATTGTTTTTATAAGGGAACAATTAACCCAAGTGTTCGCAATATGTCAAGATGTTATAAGCGTCTGCCATGTTGTCATCTTTGCAATCAAGCGGAACAAGTCCAGTCTGTTTTAAAAGTTCCAAACTTTCTTCTTTTCGTTGTTCTCGTTTGCCTGAAATTAAATGATAGCTACACCATTTAGAGTTATCAATAAAAGTATAACCATTTACTAGACCGTCAACAGCACCAATAAAATAACCGTTACAATTCGCAAGCGTGATACTGTGCTTTCTGTTTCTACCCATGATAGGTGTTTCAATAGCCATGTGATAATCTTTTAAGTCAAACTCATCTATAATATCTTTAATTGCATTTACAATGTCAAAGGTACGTTCCCACGCGTTCTTTTTTGCGTTGTATGCTTTAATAGAACCGACAAACAATTGACCGTCTTTTCTAAAAGCGTACCCTGTTCCTTCGTCTTTCTTACTAGCTGTGCTAAAGTCAATAGCTAAAATTTTTTTCATTTCTACCCTCTTAAATAGGGAGGCTATAAGAGGCCACGACCGCATAAACATCTTCGCGTGTTTTGTCAACGTTAATACCGTAGTCAGTTTTGTCAATAAATTCTAACACTTGTTTTAGTTCTACTTCATCATTAACAAAATAGATGTTTTTTTCTGCCACGCTTTTACCCCCCCCTCATTGATTATGGTATTATTATAGCATACTGTTTTTTTAGTTTTACTTTTATCATACAAACAAAAGATTTAGATAGTTTACAATTATATTAAATAATTTGTAACCAAAAAATAATATATTGTTCACTATTCCCACGGTTAAGCCATTCTTCTATTTCTGACCCTGTTTTTTTACTTGATTTTAAAAAATCGTATGTTATAATAAATATATAAAAAATTTAACGACTGTTAGTTGATGACTTGTTAACAGTTTAGATGTAGAGAACATTAGACCGAATAGGCTAGTAATTATCGAAAGTCTTTGTAAAATTTTGCCTTGAGTTGTCTATAGTTGCTAAAAAGGACAACTAATTGAAAATTGAAATAACATACAAAAAAGCTAGAGGTTAGCATTAAATGAAATTTTACAAGTTCCATGAGTGTCGAGAACTAAAACACTCCGTGACGCTTGGAAGTCTGACAGACCTATTATATAACAAGAATGAAATTTGTTTACTTGTTCTTTAGGTTGCTGGGATAACAAGACACGTTAGGGGCTAGGGGCTTTACCAAAAAGGCAAGGGCAACTATTACCTAAAATAAGGTAACTAAAAATAAATATTTGATAGCTTGAATTGTAATATAATTTAAGCTATAATAAAAGCATAGATAAAAAGGAAGAGGTAAATAATATGTTTATCGTTTATTGGTTAATGTCAGCAATGTTTGGAATTATAGCGAGTGTATACAGTTCGCTATATGGTGTTTGGTTTCTATGTTGCTTAGGTTGCTTTATTCTAGGTTTGGTAAATTTATTAAAAGGAGGATATAACAAATGACAATTAAAGACGACATCAAAGCAATTAACAAAGATATCAATAAAGTAAAGAATTTTAAATGGAAAGTCAAGCGTGCTAGATATTGGCTAGTTAAATTAAAAAATATCTACCCTGATTATGAATTTAAAACTTATTGTAAACCGCTACACTATAAAAATGATATTTTTATTGACTATAAAGTAAAAGAGGTTTATTAAAATGAAAGACTTATTTGAACGTGTTATAACAGCTAAAGAACTACAAGAAAAAGAGGGCTTTAAAGGTGGTAATGAATGGATTATAGAACACTTAATACCACGAGGACAGGCAGGTCTAACCATTGCACCACAGAAGTCTTTTAAAAGTTCTACCACGTTGCAAATGGCGTTGAGTGTAGCTAAAGGTGTTCCCTTTGGCCATTTTAAAACTAAAAAAGAGAACGTGCTTATAATTGACAATGAAGATACTGACTTCGTTCTACATCAACGGTTAAAGGCTTATAGTGATGTTCCTGACAATTTGCATTTCATTACAGGGGGAATTTTTAAGCTAGACAATACAAACCACATGAACGGACTTTATAAGTTCATCAAAGAGAATAATATCAAGTTTGTTATTTTGGACAACTTAAAAGACATGCTGACAGACAGAAACACTCTAAACGACATGTCAAGTATGAATGACGTGCTGAACAATATAACACGATTGAAGTTGCTTTTGAATGATGTAACATTTTTATTGATTGCTCACGCTAGAAAAGACACGAACAATCAATCACTTGAGGAAAAGAGTTTTAGGGTTAGAAGTACACATGCCTTAGGTAGTTCGGCAATTGGTGCATGGTTTGAGTTCTGTTTATGCCTAAGCCCTAAAATGGGAAAAAGTAGCAAGTATTCAATTTTAACTGTTGAAGCTCGTAACTATGCTTATGACAAAGAAGTTTGTCTAGGTTATGTAGGGGAACAGTTTCAAATTATAGACCCCACAGGCAATAAACCTAAAGAGATACTAGACGAGGAACAGAAAGAGGGGGAAGAATACGAGGAAACCAAAAACGACGCAGAAAGTCTTTTAACAGTATTGAGACAAAAAGTAAAACTAAAAGAAATTAACAATTAACCGTTTTGTCTTTGACATTGCGGTTTTTCTTTTGTATGATTAAGTCATAAAGTTAAGAGAGGTTATCAAATGGATAAACTAGAAAGAGAAAACAAAGAACGTTGGGCTAGAAATCGCTTCGAGTTCATGGTACGTGATGCTGAAAGAATTAAACGATACTTAGATTGTGGCGAAATTAAAAAAGCCGAACAAAGTAGTAGATTTTTCAAAAGAAATATGTTAGAATTAAATAAACTTGAAAAGGAGTTAAACAAATGAAATTTGCACTCGAAACACTTAATAAAATAGTTGTAAGACTTCAGCAAAATGAACCAGTAACAGATATGGAAAAAGATATGCTCCTAGGGCTTTTAAATAGCGTTTATAGCTATTATAAACAAATTGAAGATATTTCTATGCTAGATGTCTTAATCGTTCTCTATGAGCGTTTAACAGGCGTTAAAACAGATAAAAAAGAAGAAATGGAACGCTTCATCGAAAAGTTCACAGCAAAAGGCCTTGTTAAGTTATTAGATAGCTTAGAACAAAAAGGAAAACGTCAGAAAGAAAACAAAGTAAACGACATGTTTGTCAACGAAACAAGAATGTATTACAAAGTAGTAGCAAACAAAATCAAAGAGAGAGGTATCAAATAATGGCAATCGAAAAAGTAGTATATTATTATGATGACGGAACTAAGAGAGAATATCCGCCACGATTGACAGACCTAGAACAGTTAGAGGAATTCAGAAAGTCAAAAGCTGATGTAACAGAAGTATATGACTTCATGCAAGAACATCTAAGCAAGTTTGAATCTAAGTTATCTTTATGCTTCAAATATATGGTTGACAACCTAGGCATGGAAGAACAACAAGCAAACAACACGCTAGAATTTTGGTGTGATGAATGGGGAGTTCAAAACGTTCATTTTATCGCAGATGGTGGCGAATGTCTAGCTTGTGGCAAACAATGCAATGCTAAAAAATTGTTCTGTTCAGAAGAATGTTACAAAAATTACATAGAACAGAAATACAATAGTAATTGACAAAGTTAAAAACTTTATATATTATAGATATATAAAATTAAGGAGAACAAAACAAATGAGAACATACGAAAACTTATTAAAAAGAATTAATTTAGTAGAAACTGCATTTGATGAAGTACCAAACGCTATCTTAGCTTATCGAATGCAAGCATATTTAAAACGAAGCTATAAAACTTTAGCTTTAAACGGAGTTAAAATTGAGGAGGTATAAAATGATTACAGAAATTTATATTTTGGAAGACGGTTCTAAAGATTGGGTTTACTACATGAAAGACTTGCGAAGCGCAGTTGAATGTATCAAAATTGCTATGGCGGTTGTTCTTGATGAAGAAAAAGAAAAAATTTTAGAGGTCAAAAGATAATGGCAAAAGAATATTACGCAAATAAGTACGGTATTCAATTAGAGGAGTTTCTGATTTGGGGTTCTGAATGGGACTTAAAATTTTGGAAGTATAACTTTACAACTGGTCAAGGTTTTGCACTAACTAACGCTTTAAAATACGTTGTAAGAGCAGGTAAAAAGCCAGATGAACCGTATGAAAAAGATATGGGCAAATATAACGACTACATCGACATGGCTGTTAAAATGGGCTTTGAACGGTCTGAAGCAGAAGACTGGGTAGCACTTCAAAAATCGATATTTGAGGAGTTTAAAGGAAAAAAAGCAGAACTTGAAGAACTTGAAAAAAGAAAGGAAGTGAAAGAAAATGATGAAATTCGTCGCCTTTAATAGACAAACATTTATGTGGTTTCATACTAAGGAGCAACTAGCGAACCACTTTAACATCACGGTTGCTTATTTAGATTTATGGCTGAACAAAAACAAGCCTTTAAACGGTTGGTTTGTGAAAGAGGTAAATTATGATTCTGAATTGGAACGACTTCAATAAATGGCGTGAAACTAGCTTAGAGTATCATAAAATGATAGGCGAATACAATTATACTAATGCACTAACATTTTTTGAGTATGTAAGACAATACTTTAACGCTAAAGACTTCCCACCTGCTGAAAAGAAAACAAAAACAGGCAGAAAAGGAAAATACACGCAAAAAGATAGTAAAGAACAATTAAAACAAATACATGAATACATCGGAGGAATAAAAAAATGTTGACTTTATTATTAACAATTATATTTATTTTGCTTGTGTTTAAAGCCGTTGAAAATGTAGCCGAAGAACTCGGAAGATACATCAGAGGGTTCTTTAAATGGTTGTGGAAAATGTACAAAAAAACATATTAATAAAGGAGTTAGCCTATAATGGAAAGCAAAGTTCTAAAATTAATCAATGAAATTAAAGTACCAAAAAGCCAATATAACAGCTTTGGAAAGTACAATTTCAGAAATAACGAGGATATTCAAACGGCTTTGAAGCCTTTGTTATTACAGTTCGGTCTTATGGAAAAAGCGACAACTGAAATGTTAGAAATGAACAACGAGCTGATGTTGCACGTTCATATTGACATCTTTGACCCTGATAACCCTAATGACATCGCAAGCGGTGACGGTTGGGCAGTTATTGACATCAATAAGAAAGGTATGGATAAAGCGCAAGCAACTGGTGCTAGTCAATCATACGCAAGTAAATATGCCTACGGTCAAGCGTTGAAATTAGACGATACCAAAGACGCCGATAGTACAAATAAAGGTCCAAATAATGCTACACAGATGAAATCACGACCAAAACCAAACTATCAATACAATTTGAGCGACTTAAAGAAGAAAGTAGCAAATAAAGAAATCTCAAGCGACCAAGCCAATGAACTTTGCAAACAAGGAAAAGTAAATATGAATGCTTAACGCTTGACAAGATGAAGTAAATAAGTTATAATTAAACTATCAAATAAAGAGAGGAAAATAAAAAAATGAAAATTATTGAAACTTTAAAAGTAAACGAAATTAACACAAAACAAGTTGAAACATCAAACGGAACTAAAAAAGTCCTATCGTTTAAAGCATATCCATTTGACCACTACATTGGCGGTATTTGGTTACCTGATAGCGTAAATTATGGCGACATCGTAACTGTGTACATCGACCAAATTAAAGCAGAAACTAAAGGGGATAAAACTTACTATAACGCTTCATACGCTAAAGTTACACCAGAATTTAACTTAAACCGTGATAATAACGAACAACAAAACAATACGGTTGACTTATTTGGTGGAAACGCTCCTGCTGATGTTCCTGATGACCAATTACCATTCTAAAGGAGTTCAGCCATGGGATATGACTATGAAATGATACTTGATGAAGTAGACAAATTAAGTCTACAAGGACGAATTGAGGAAGCAAAGGAACTTGTGAGGGAACTTGTTCCTCCTCTGTTCGCTATTGACTTTACTAACTTAATGGAATTAATTGAAAGGAATACATACAAACTATGAAAATCGCTAAAGAAACATTAAATGCACTTAAAAACATGCCTATTATCACTTTGAACACTATCCACGATTTACTAGAAGTAAAACAGCATATTAACAACTATCAACGCAATACAAACAAAAAATACGGTCTAAACCTCGAAAAAGATGAAGTAATTAACCGTGAAGTGGCTGACATGATTATTATTAACACGCTAGGAAAGTTAAACATGTTAGCTGAACAGTCTTATTTCTTGCGTTTGGTACGTAATACCGAAGTCAATAGCCCTAAGGTTCGTAAGGCTGAAAAGTTCGCTGAAAAAGCCAATTTAGCTGACAAAATTGTTGAAACTCTTAACTTCATCAACGGTAACGCGTTTATAGACATTAATGAAACAGCATTATACAACTTCGTTAAAAAACAGAACGTCCAAAACCTTGAATATTTCAGCGAAGAGGGGCGTTTGGAATGGTTCTTTAGTCGTGTAGAATGGTTGTTAGATACTTATAAAGGGGAGTAAATGATTAACTTACAAAATAAAAAATTAGACATCAAAGACTTTCTTGAAGAGTTAGGTTTTACCGTTAGTTTGGACTATGAAAGAGAACCAATGGGCGTGATGTTTGCTGAAATACACCCTGTTGTTAGTCAAGTAAGCAACAATTCAGCCATTTATCAGTCGTTTAGAACGCTTGAAGTAGAATTCATGGTAATTTGTACCGAAGAAACAGAAAATAGCTTATACAAGGCTGTTCAACTCTTGAGCGATGAGCATTATATATACGCAAATACAATCACAGACAACACTAATATTATAAAATTAAGAGGTAACTACTATGATTAATGAAAATACATTGAATTTTATTCGCTTTTCTAGTGGTTTCAATAACTTAAAAAAGGAAGAACTTGAAACCTTTGCAGAAAATGAAATCTTTGAACTTAATGAGTATAATGCAAGTGAGGAAAAACAAAGAAAACACTTTTATACTTTGTTACAATCTACTGACGGAACGGAAGGAGTAGAACAGGAGGATGGAAAATATACTCACACAGCATGGTCATATAGTTCAGACGGAACGGAAGGCTTCACGACTGTTTATCCAAATTTAAACTTGATAGACGGCAGTAAAGATTTTAGTGGAGATTGGACAAATTCAGGTGTTTGGATAAATGACGGAACTTATAAAGGATTAACTGTTAAAAAACGAACCCGTCAATGGAATGGTATTTATAAAACATTTACAGCTCCAAAAGACGGAACTTATACTTTCTCGGCTTATGTTAAAAGTTCAGGAAGCGCAGCGAACACATACAGATATGTTTATATAAATGGTAAAAATGTTAGTAATATCATTCCTAATAAGTTAATGGGAAATGATTTTGATTGGTTGAGAGACAGTTTCACTGTAACTTTGAAAGCCAAGGATATTGTTTATGTCAAATATGAAATAACTGGTTCAGGTTCAGATTCAATTTTATGGACTGCCGGTCATAAGTGGGAAGAAGGTTCAACTGCTACACCATACATGCCTTCAGCTAACGAAGTAACACCTGCTGACTACCCAAGATATATAGGTCAATATACAGATTACACGCTAGAGGATAGTATAAACCCTAGTTCTTATACTTGGAGAGAAATAAAAGGAAAATATTACTACACTTTAGAGGATGTCAACACGAATGGAACGCTTAAAAGTTACATCATTGAATGCTTAAAACTTTCACTGCAAACACGGTGGGGAAACAATTTAGAGTACCACATCGATCGCAAAACGAAATACTTAAACAAATTAACTGGAATGCAAGCGTAAGAAAGAAAGAGGAATAAAAAAATGAAATTAAAAAATCAAATCGAACTACTTAACGACACTTTGAAATTACATGATGAAAAAGTAGACGAACATTTTCCAACAGATGAAAGTAAAGTACCTGCTTACACTAAAGCCCAATATATGGACCTGTTCAGTATGCTTCAAGAGATTGCTAAAGCGTACGAGTTTACGTCAAGATTCCACAAAGCCTCAAGAAAAGCTCTTGCAATTCTAATTACCAACTTGAATGAACACTCTGAAATGGTCAATGAAATCATGGACGAAACAAATTATAAAACTTGGACCAAACTACAAGATGAACATTACACAGGAGTGTTTTACTACGATTTGCATAAAACAGTGGAAGAAACACTTGAAGAAATGAAAGAGGTGTAAAAATAGTATACGTTATTTATATTGTGTCATTCATCTTGTACAGTTGGTACTTGATTAAAGTAGGAAAGAAACACGCTGAACGTAAAGATGAAATAAAGTTAGTTATAACTGGTAAACCTGAACAAGTTAAAAAAGCAATCGAAACTATAAACGAACAAAATTTAATTAAATAGAAAGCGAGGTCATTACTCTTCATTTACACGCCACTCAAACGAGTGGTTTTTTTGTTTGGTTGTTGATGAAGTACGCCCTACTATATAATACCCCTGTAAGCTCATAGATTGGCTTGTATTGAATTTTAGATAATTTCTAGGATAATGACAAGGAACAGACCAAAACACGCAAAATAAGACGATTTACGAGCAATTACATCATATTTTTTTCAAAGCGAAAAATGGAAAAATAGATTCAAAAGAGTTAGGCTT